GATTCACAATTCGGAGGTAATACCACACGCAGAGATAAGTACTGTATCTCTTTAAACTACGTACAAACAATAACCGTAGAATTATCTACTATGACCTTCGCAGACTTAATGTCTTTCGTAGGCGCGGATTTAGCTGTAGCAGCCTAGTCCACAAGGGGCAGCTGATAGCCTTGCAACAGAACAGCAAACGTTTTTCTAGTTCGGTGTAAAAACTAGTGCCCCGCTATAGTCTCAGTATTATAGCTCTGTTTTCTTTGTTATGTCAAAACAAAGTGGTGGTAAAGTACCTTAAAACCGTACGACCCCTACTAATCAGATAGAATAAGTACCCGTACCGCTAACGTAGGGCTAAGTAAGATGCAATTCCGTACCGCGGGGAGTAGAATGCTTATTACGTCAGATTAACTCTTGCTTCTGTGTACAGAATAGCTAAGCGTGTGAGACGTTGGTATTATTGTTCATTGTGAAGACGCGGCTTCGACGCCGCCATCTCCACCACACTTTCCATCCTCTACACATATTTATAATAAAGTAGAGGATGAGTAAAGTAAATTTAAAATGCGGAAACTGTGGAATTGACTTCGGTTATCATAAACCAGAATACAATAGACAGATCAAAAAAGGCAGAACCACATTTTATTGTTCTTTAAAGTGCGCTAGTAAAAGAAAGCCTAATATAGAGCACTTGAGAAATATATCAAAACCTTATTTTTTCAAGGGAGGAGAAAATAAGATATTGACAGAGGAAGGTTTTATTAGAGCATCTATGAAAGAATTTTTACGTAGAATTAAGAATAGAGCGAAAAATAAACCTGAAAGATTCGGAAATTATGATATAACGCTAGAAGATCTCATAGAAATATGGAATGCGCAATTTGGACAATGTGTGTACACTAAATCAAAACTAGTGTTACCTAAATTTCCAGAATATAGTAAAGCAAATTCCAACTATAAAGCTTCTATAGATAGAATCGATTCTTCTAAAGGATACATAAAAGGTAATATACAGTTTATCAGTGATATGATGAATCAGTTTAAGTCTAATTCATCTAAAGAAGAGGTAGAAGAATTTATAACAATAGTAAGATCTACAAATTAAGGCTATGAAACAAGTATTAGTTTTGGGCGCAGGTGGCTTCATAGGAGGTCATTTGGCCAAGAGGTTGAAAGAGGAAGGACACTACGTTCGTGCTGTCGACATTAAACGTCACGAGTACTTTACAGAGCAAGAAATGTGCGACGAGTTTATTTTAGGAGACCTAAGAGATCCTAAATTCGTTAAGGACGTAATGATCGCACCTACTTTGAGCTTTGACGAAGTGTATCAGTTGGCCGCAGACATGGGTGGAGCTGGATACATTTTTACTGGGAACAACGACGCTAACGTAATGCACAACTCTGCCCTGATTAATTTGAACGTGGCTTACGAAGCCGCTCTACAAAAGGCCAAGAGAGTGTTCTATAGCTCGTCCGCTTGTATGTATCCAGAGCACAATCAACTGGACGTAAACAATCCCAACTGCGAAGAGTCCTCTGCTTACCCAGCGAACCCTGACTCTGAGTACGGATGGGAAAAATTGTTCAGCGAAAGATTGTTCTTGGCTTTTTCTCGCAATTACGGCTTGGAAGTAAGGATCGCAAGGTATCACAACGTATACGGACCTTACGGTACTTGGACCGGAGGCAAAGAGAAAGCACCAGCAGCAATGTGTAGAAAGGCGGCAGAAACGCAGGACGGAGGAAGCATAGAAGTATGGGGAGACGGTCAGCAGACAAGATCTTTTTTGTACATCGACGAGTGCATAGACAAGACCTTATTGTTCATGAGACAGGACAACTTCGATGGACCAGTCAACATAGGATCCGAAGAGATGGTATCCATCAACGATCTAGCGGATTTGGCCATTAGACTGTCATGCAAAAACATCAAGATCGTAAACATAGACGGTCAAGAGTTCATGGACAAGTACGGTTTTAAATGTCCAACCGGAGTAAGGGGAAGAACGTCTGACAACAAGTTGTACAAAGAAAAGATGGGAGCGAACGTTTTCTATCCGCTGTTCGAAGGAGTCAAGAAGACCTACGAGTGGATACACAAACAAGTAAATTAACGTAGCTCTCATCGTCTAACGGTTAGGACGCCAGGTTTTCATCCTGGTAATACGGGTTCGATTCCCGTTGAGAGTACCACATATCGCAGGATAGAGCAGAGGTAGCTCGGTAGGCTCATAACCTATAGGTCGGAGGTTCGAATCCTTCTTCCGCAACAAAAACAACTATCCGCCGCTGGTTTAACCAGAGCATGACTTGGATGGCGACTTAGAAAAATTGTGGATAGTTTGTTTCAATATTAAGGTTGATTGGGATTTATCTTCCAACTGTAGGAGGGCGGAAGATCAAACCGGTTAGTAACGCCAATCGTAAAAGCAGATGTCCACGCACCCATCTTCTGCTTTCCTAAATTAATAATCGTTCGAACGTGGAACGACGAAGACAGGGAATGCCTCTCTAATTGCCTTGAGATAGTATCGAAAAGGATTAAGAAGCACACTACCTCTCCGTATCGTATGACGGCGCAGTTAGCAACTCTGAGGGTAATCTAAAAGTTGCAAATAGTCAGGTAGTGGATATGTAAGCGGGCTCAAGCTCGGTAAGGCAAAATTGGTGATGCTTCTCTTTACGAGACCATGTTGCTGGTTCAAGTCCAGCTCTGACTGCAAGGATGAGAGGAGGCGAAAGTGGAAGCACCCGTCATTCACGTGTAACTCGTGGTGCAGCAAGTAGTAACTTTGTTTGGTAGGCCAACCGAACCTCGTCCGATTTTGACCTTTAGTATAGCGGTAGTACAGGTGGTTTTGGTCCATCTAGCTGTGGTTCGAATCCATGAGGGTCAACCGGGTCACTTTTTTTGTACCTTGAGCATATTTATAATAAACTGTAGATATGCCAAGGTCAAAACACAAGTATCATTTCATTTATAAGACGACGAATCTTAAAAACGGAAAATACTATATAGGAATGCATTCGACTTTCGATTTGAATGATGGATATTTAGGAAGCGGAGATAGACTCAGAAGATCTATAAGAAAGCACGGTAAAGAGAATTTTAAGTTAGAGATTCTTGAATTCTTTGAAGACAGAGACTCATTAGCTAAAAGAGAAAAAGAATTAGTTAATGAAGAACTCATAAAAGATGAGATGTGCATGAACCTTAAACCAGGTGGTACTGGAGGTTTTAATAATGAAGAACACGCTAAAAAGTTCCATTCAGCAGGAGGATTGATATCAGGGTTCCTACATGGTTTTAAAAATGGTAAAAAAGCTGCTAGCATACATATAAAAAAACTTAAAGAAGACATCAATTATAATCAAGCTTTTTTAAAAAGATTCGATTGGACCAATAAACGCCACAAACCTGAAACTTTAATAAAAATGAAAGAGAAGGCTAAAAATAGAGGTTTAGCAGAAAGAAACTCTCAATATGGAACAAAATGGATCACGAATGAAATTGAAAGCAAAAAAATAAAAAAAGAAAATCCTATTCCCAATGGATGGAAATTAGGACGAAGATTAAACAAAAATTAAAAATAAAGATTATGTTATTAGAACTGTATTACTTTGCATGTACTTTTTACTGCATCGTTAGATTGTACAAAAAATGGGACGCTCAGTACGATATGGGCGGAAACGCCATGGAACTATTGATGGTATTGTGTATTGGTTGGATCTTGGGTCCGATTGATTTCGCGATTATTTCTTACAAATACTTACACGCAAAAAAGAAAGAAAACGCTGTCGATTTCAAAATAGACAAAGAGGATCATATATATTAGTATGAGTCAAACAATGCTACAGCTTAATCCTACTATTCCCATAGTTAGAAAAAGCGACGGAATGAAAGGTTACGCGTACGCAATGATCGATTACTCTCAGGAACATTACGTCTATTTTGTTTGTGGATTGGACAACGGTGATATATGGGTATTGAGCAACAGGGACGTATCTTTACAAAGTAACGTAAGCTTGGCCAGAAAATTGTAGAATGGTGAAACCGGCATACACACCCACTCGTCTCGTGGGCGCAGGTAAAGAAATAGAAAAGTAGTATGGGGTTGACCACCAGCTTGCAAGCATCATTGCTACTTTCCGAATCTCTGCATGAAGGTTCGAGTCCTTCTTCTACAGCAAATTTTTTATAAATTAACATTGTGCCATCACCGAATCCCATATTTATAATCGCGAACAACAATCTCCCAAATCTATACACAACCAAGTTTATGTCAAACAACAGAATTCTTTTCATTCTAAAGAGAAAAGAAGACTATAACGGAATAGTCGACTCACACATCGGACTAAGTACTGGTCTTTACAACTCGGCCAACTTCATGAACGAAATGCTTCAAAAGGCCAACATCACGTCTAACATATCTGTAGTTACGGACAACAACGACATCGACAGAGAAGTCACCAAATTCAAACCAACTCATGTAATCATCGAGGCTTTGTGGGTAGTTCCAAGCAAATTCAGCGTACTCTGCAAGTTACATCCAAACGTCAAATGGATCGTAAGACTACACAGCGAAACTCCATTTTTGGCCAACGAGGGCATAGCTTTCGATTGGGTCGCTGACTACGCTAGATTCAAAAACATTACCATCGCGGCAAACGCGCCAAGAGCTTTGGAAGAGGTTAGACTGTACATAAAGACCGCCTTAGGAATTTCTACCCAAGAGGTAAAGGATAAAATCGTTTACTTGCCAAACTTTTATCCACAGGAGTACAAGTCAAAACAGTTGGACAAGAACAAAGAGTTCGTAGACATCTCGTGCTTTGGAGCAGTAAGACCTTTGAAGAACCACATGTTACAGGCGATCGCTGCAGTAAAGTTTGCAGACAAGATAGGCAAGAAGTTACGTTTTCACATAAACTCTGGAAGGATAGAAATGAAAGGGGACGCCATAGTCCACAATCTAAAGGGATTCTTTACGCAACTTTACCCTGCAGGGCACAGACTGATCAATCACGCATGGCAGCCAAGGGAAGAATTCCTAAAAACTTGCGCAACCATGGACATCGGTATGCAGTGCTCTTTTTCTGAGACCTTTAACATCGTTGGAGCGGACTTAATAAGTCAAGGAGTTCCATTGGTTGGGTCCACAGAAATTCCATGGGCGAGCAGCCTATTCTGCGCCAACCCAGTGGAGTC